CGTCTCGCCCAGCGGCGTCACCGCGTCCCTGAGTCACCTGGTGGACAAACAGGCGGCGTTCCCCAACGGCTTGTTCGGCTTCTTCGCCGGATTTCAAATGGCGATCTTCTCCTTCGCCGGCACCGAGCTGATCGGCACCGCCGCCGCCGAAACCCGCTCGCCAGAAAAGACCCTGCCCAAAGCGATCAACTCGATTCCGCTGCGGATCATCCTGTTCTACGTCCTCGCGCTGACCTGCATTATCGCCGTGACCTCGTGGCAACAGGTTTCCCCCGTCAAAAGCCCTTTTGTCGAACTGTTCCTCGTCGCCGGATTTCCCGCAGCGGCCGGTATCGTCAACTTTGTAGTCCTGACCTCGGCGGCCTCATCGGCCAACAGCGGCGTGTTCTCATCAAGCCGCATGCTGTTCGGGCTGGCCAATCAAGACAACGCGCCCGGCCTATTCCGCCGACTGTCGAGCAACAGCGTGCCGCTGCTGAGTCTGGCGTTTACCACGCTATTGATGCTGGTCGGCGTGCTGGTGCTGTTCATCGTGCCGGAAGTCATGACCGCATTCACCATCGTCTCCACCGTGTCGGCGATTCTGGTGATCTTCACCTGGTCGACCATCCTTGCGTCTTACATCGCCTACCGCAAAAAACGTCCGGATCTGCATGCGAAGTCGGCTTACAAGATGCCCGGCGGCGTGCCGATGGCTTGGTTTTCGTTGGCGTTTTTGGGGTTTGTGCTGGGGTTGCTGGCGTTGAGGCCTGATACGCGGATTGCGCTGATGGTCATGCCGGGGTGGTTTGTCTGGTTGGCGATTGCTTACCAGTTGACGCGGTTGAGGAAGCCGAAATCTGCGGTTGAGTCGGCGAGTCAGTTTGGCTAGATCTGCAAGCGAAAGCCGTCACCTTAAGGTGACGGCTTTTGTTTTCACTGAAAGGCTGTGCCAATCCTCGATCGATCGGATGAGTACCAGATTCCGGTGACTTTACCGGTAATGTCTTCGAGTGCGACCTGGCCCATGAAGCGGCTGTCGTTACTGCTGTCGCGGTTATCACCGAGCAGATAAACATGATCTTTCTCGACCACCGTCGGCGGCGTTTGCAGATAACGAGGATTCTTCACGCGCTCTGGCGGTGCAAAGAACAGCCCCATGTTTTCGCCGTTGCGAATGACCTTACCATCAACAATCGACAAGGTATCGCCACCCACTGCCGCCACACGTTTGACCGCCTCCGTGCCGTTGTAGCGATAAGTCACAATGTCGCCCACCTGCGGCGCGTCGATGCGCATTTTGGTGACGATATAGTCACCGATCGAAAGGGTCGGAACCATCGAGCCAGAGGGGATGAAGTAAGTCTTGAAGCCCAGCGTCGGGCCTCTCAATGGCCCCAAAAGAATCAGCGTGAGAATGACCAGCGCCACCACGTAAAGCACATGGAAACGGGTGCTGGGGCTGTTCACCGGATGGTCGTTTCTACGCACCGATATCGCAGCTGCCGTGGCCGAGCCGAGTTTCACCAGAACGATAAACGTAGCGAAGACATACAGGCCCACTGGCGTGGCAGGCACCCCGCAGACACCGAGTAAAATCACACCCAGATAAAGCAAAGCGGCAACACGCACCGCCCACTTCACCTGACCGGCGTACACCAGACCCCAGCCGGCCACCAGGCACGACATCACGAATGCTTGCAACGGCAGCTTTGGCTTATCAGGAGCAGACATAAATTCTCTTCACGTAAATAGCTGACAATCAAGCGCCCGGCCTATTTAGCCTATAGGGCGCTACGGGCAATGCAGAGGGGGTTATTTAGCGGAAAAATAACCGGTCGTGCGCAATTGCAGGCTGTACACCCAGATACCAAACACCAGTGCATATTCTTTGAACATCGGCAGAGTGAGCAGATGCACAACCGAACCGCTGTTCATTTGCGACAGAGAGAAGGCAATTCCCAGGATCAACGCCAGAACAAAGCACAGCGAACTGATCTTCTTTCTCGCCAGCAACAGCAAGCCGCCGACAAACATCAACAATGCCACCACGCAGACGTTCAACAACATCAAGAACGAAATATCCCCTTCCCGCGCTTGTTGAAACCCGTCATGAGCCACCCACAGGCCAGCCTGAATCAACACGACAAAGCAATAAAAAACGGCCATGAAGACAACGGCGGGACGTGTGTTATACCAAGCTTGGGACGATGTAGCTTCCATGGTGCGGCGACTCCTGAGTAAAGGCGCGGAATGCTACTAAATAGCCATCACCCTGTCCATTTACTCACCCTTTTTCCGCCTGCCTTGCTCAGCGCCAACAGTCCCTCTGTGGCAACGGCTCAGCCGTTCGCCACAAAGGGGCTGATTTACGCTTTCACCTCAACGTTATCCAACGCCTGATTCACCGCCAACTCCCCCAGCATCACCACCTGCGCAATGCCCAACGCGGTTTTGCGGTGCGAGGGGTCAAGTGCTGCGGCGAAGTTGTTGAGCATTTCCGAGGCGGAACTCAGCGTTTCACTGGCGTTGGCCAGTAGGGATTCCGAGTCGTACTTGGGGTTGGCGAGGTACATGCGCTCGGACTCGTTGACGCTGGACATGATGTGACCGGCGGGAAGGAGGTAGTGATCGAGCGCGCGCTCGGCGGCTTCGTGGAGTTTTTTGGGGTTGAGGGAATCGTAGGGGGATGCGGGGTCGGTTTCTGGTGGGTTGGGTGTTGGTTTGAACATGGTGTAACTCCTGACGGATAAACGAAAAGGAGCCATCACTCTCGCTACCAAACGAAGGGTGGAGGCCATACGCAGGTTGGTAGACCGGTCGTCAGGAACCCCGGCGCATCCGAAGACGCCCCGCGCATGACCACCATAAAACGAAGACGAAAAACGTCGTCGCAAGACAGTAGTCTTGTGCTTCTGACGGAGACGGGCTACCAAACCCGATCACTGGTTTTCAGTGACGTATGGACGATAGAACCTGCGGGCTAGAGGCACAAGCCGGGGGATTCTGTCTTAGGTGTAGGGGGAGGCGCAAGGGAGTGTAGGCTCAGGACTGCAGCAACAGACTTAATTTAAACGTACGTGCTTTTTTCTGTTTGGAATGGCTCTTTAGGCACGCCTATCGGTCCAAATACTGTCACTTTATGGACATAATACTGGCATTTCGATACTGTCTGTTTTTCATGAGTTCAAAGGACAGGAAATGAAGCGAAAATTACAGGTTTTTATTTCTAGCACATACACGGATTTAATTGATGAGCGACAAGCGGCTGTAAGTGCGATTCTGAAGTCGGGCCATATTCCTGCAGGCATGGAACTTTTTACTGCTGGAGACCGTTCTCAAATGGAGACTATTAACGACTGGATAGATCAATCAGATGTATACATGTTGATCTTAGGGGGCAGATATGGCTCTATTGAAAGTTCAACCAATCTGAGTTACACCGAACTTGAATTCGATTATGCAGCAGCTCAAAACAAACCAATGTTTTCGGTCATAATAAAAGATGATGCTTTAGAGAAAAAGGCGCGAGACAACGGAACGCATCATCTTGAAAAAGACAACCCAAAAGAACTGAAAGCATTTCGCGACAAAGCACTCGGCAGAATATCTTCTTTCTTTGACGACCTCAAAGACATCAAGCTTTGCGTGTATGAGAGTTTGTCTGACTATGCAGGAAGGCCGGAACTAACGGGCTGGGTTTCAGGAAGCGAGATTGTTGATACTAAACCTTTATTCGAGGAAATAAAAAAACTTTCCGATGAAAACAATCAACTAAAAGAAACCATTAAAACCTTAGAAAGCCGCCCCTTACCACTACCATCTAAACCGACCAACGGCAATGAAGACCTCTCAGAGATAGTGGAAGTATTAAAACACATAACTGTAGCCATCCCCCTTTCTATCAACTCGACTGACAACGAGGAGGAACATAGCCTTCTAGATATTTTCTATACTTACAGAAGCAGGATAATACAGGGCGTAACGAACTCAGCAGCTACGGGAAACGTTAGTAGCCGATTCTTGTACTTCAATATATGCCCAAAACTGCAAATACACGGTTTAACCGAAAATGAAAAAGTCCCTGGCGTTCGATATCGAAGATATTCCGTAACAAAACTCGGACTACAAATACTGGCACACATAGACAAGGAACAAATAGCTTTAAAGAAGAAAGAAACAGCAGATTAACATCCGTCAAGCCCTCACAAAAAAAAACGCCAACGCGGAAAAATTTACGGATTTACTTACTGGCAAGCCACCATGTATCTCTAAATATATTCGTCACCTTTTTCCGGTTGTATTGAGAATTTGCCCCAAGGGCACCAGAAGCATTTTCGAACTGAGGGTAATCGCTAATTTGAATATCACCGCTCTCCCTTACCCTACGTGAAGGCATAGGCTTGATAGCCCTATCATTTAAGGAACAATGATGAAAATCACACTAATTGAAAACGGACTTGACTCGCTAAGAAAAGGCTACGATCACCTATCGACTTACATGCAACTCAAAGTTGACAACTCCGAAGAGTCCGTACGATTTTTAGCACTTAAGGACTCCGTTCTCTCAGTACAGCATGGTATAGAAATCCTATTCAAATATTGCTTAGCGAAAGAGCACGAGCTTTTACTCTACTCGGACATTTCCCCGAAAGTTAAATTAGCGTTTAAACGACGAAGAAATGGTGAAATAGAGGAACTTTATGAAGCCGACGGAGTGCATACCGTTACTTTCAAGGAGTCAATCGAGAGACTTCGGGACGTGTGCGGTCTTCCTATCGACAAAACATTTCAAGACAGATTACTGCAGGTTGAAAGTTGGCGAAACAGAATCACTCACAGCGGAGTGCTTCTGCAAGAGGCTACTGTTTCCAAAGGCTTGATAGACTTGAGAGAAAATTTAGATTCGTTTTTAGGTGCAGCCATTGGTCCTCCGTACTTAGAGGGACAGGGAAAAACAGAGTTGGACGTGGCCTACCGCACGACGATTGCCGTGTATGGCAAACTCGAAAACAAAACTAAAGAGTTAACTGTTGAGCGACTGATACAAGTCCTAAAAACCAATCACATCAAAGGTGTCAAGGCGTCGGATGCTTTTGTTATCCGGGACCCGAGCACCGCACTTGCGGTCTTACAACAGATGCATGGTGATGGAATAAATTATGGCTGCGACTTGGTCAACCTTCATTGCTCCGGCAGCGCTTTAGTCACTGAAATTTCGCCCGAAGGAATAATGGCTATATTTACCGAGGACAATGAGACGATATATGAGTTGTGCTTTGACGCCATTGTTATTTACGTTCCAAAAATCAACAACAATCAGTCTCCACTCGTGTTCATTTTTTCTAAAGAAATTGCACCCGAAGGTAATGATCCATCGCTAGAAAGGGGCGACAACTACATTTTTCAAAACGGTATTTCAATCATTGAAGATGGCAGGGACCTATGGGAAAAAGAAGACTGCATACAATCAAACAAGGACTTGGACTCTGAAAACCCTGTTCTGCCCCAGCATGTACCGATCGTACGTTTCCTTTCTGCAGGCGCTGCTTGCTTTATGAATGTCCAAGGGTTGGAGTACGCCTCAGCCGAGCGAATACTAAAGGCGACGGATATTGGGGGGCCGGACGCTCTGTGCCAAGCCTTTAAAGATATGCTGAGTCAACCTAACCCTAAAGGATGAAGGCTCCAGCCTCGCAGAAAGTAGTGCCGTTTTCGCTACGTTGAACGGTGGCTATCCCACTTGAGAATGACGTGTGCAGAAATCTACGAGTTCAACTCGTGGGGCTGATCAAAGGTGTCGCACAGCAACTGCAACATGTTCAACTCCTCAAATCCACCCATATTTACGGAAAAAAGGAAAAAGGGGGGACGGATTTATTTACATTCCATTCCCTCTTTACATGTAAATGAACTCCACCATCGGATTCACTTCCCGAAGCCCGGCCCAACCTCAATCCTGATAAACTCCCTACCTCCCGGCCCCACCAATCCAGAACAGCCAATGTCCCCGATCACCGCCACACCCGCCCCACTCTCCCGCCGCTTCTCCGTCGCCCCAATGATGGATCGGACTGACACTTCTTTTACCTCCCGCAAATAAAGGGACGAACACCTCGCCGCCAGGCCGTGTACCAGTTGCGTACCAGTTCTGTTTTCCTCCCTCCTCCTCCCATCCCTTCTGCCGCCTGCGTTAGCAATTTTTAAGCAGCGGTTCTCGGCTCCAATCCTGGCACTGTCTATCGTTGGCAAAGGCGAGCCTTTTTGAGAGTTAAAACCGCGTGCATGAAAGGCCAGCAAACCTCCCCGTCTTCGCTTCGCCCCGTTTTCAGGTTGACCCCTGGGAAAAAGGTAATATTGGTAATTTTCTTTTTTATAGACGATAAAACCCAATAAAATCAATAGGTTATACGACTCACTCAAAGGTAATAAAAGGGTAATAGAGGAGTTAGAAAATTACTCTTAGTCGTAGTAATTTCATGCCCCAAAAAAATCCTTTAAAATCAGATACTTAGTAAAATATTACCTCTTCTCTTACCTAATATTACCTTCAGAGGTAATACGTTGAAGCCACGTCCTATAAGGGCTGCAGCCATTTTTTTGCATCTGCTTACCAAAATTACCTTTTTCCCAGCCCCGAACTGAAATCAGCTCCCTCAGGTGCCATGCTATGCTTCCTGCTTTGCGAATGGAGTCGAATGCATGGCCAGCGAATATTCCCTCTCAGTCGTTCTCGAAAAAATGTATGAGAATCAACTCGGCCTGGAAGCAGCGCTGATGGAATTGGTGCTTTTAGTCGAGCAGCAGGGATACGAAACCGTCGGGGAAAATGCCCGCGTGGCACTTGAACGAATTGGAGAGAACGCGGGATTTATCAATCAGGGTCTGGCGCGATTAAGAAACCTAGAAAAGGATTAGAGTTCCCACTCGAATTTTCAAAGGTCTTTAATGAGAGAAGGGGTCAATAGAGGAAGTCCACACATATACAAGACTAATTTGAGATAAGTTTGCCGTACTCTATAGCAAAATCTGAGAGACTAACAACATCTACATCCTCAGCAACGCTTTTCAACCCCTTCAAATAGTCGGACAATGCTGCCAAAGAAATTACCGTTACAGTCTCAACTCCATCAATCAGCTCTGAAACCAAGCTTTCCTCCAGGTCGATTCCTAATTTATTCTCGAGCTCACCACACAATTCCTTTGCTGCTGTCCTACAAGCCAATTTAACCTCTGGACTGGCGGCCTGATATACATTCACATGCATATGCCTTGTAGTTATCTCATCTAATGAAGTGCAATTCTCCGCCCGCGATATGCATACACCATCTTTCAATACCCGAATAGGGGCATTGGTAACTAGTATCAATGCTAAAACCGGTATTGGCATCTCTGCGCTATGGTCTTTATAAATTGAGCAGACTGAATGCAATAGACTGGGAAGTGCGTGGCGAAGCTGCTGAAGCCCATGCCGTATTTGCTTGGGGTCTGCTGATGACGTTGATAATGATACCCCGCGGCTGCAATATGCTTCGGGTTCCAATCTACTCATACCACCGAAATTTCTCGCAAGATGATCCCCCAGCCAATTAAATACCGAAAATGCAGAAAACGTCTGCGGGTCATAATTTGGTGTTTTTGAGAAAACCCACTCAACTGACGGAGAGGAATACTTACACTCCATTAACACGTTTAAGCTTTTACCCGGCCCTAATTCACTCCCATCTATGACATCCGCTACAGCCAATAAATCAATGGAAAAATCAGACGCGTTACCAGCCTCATTTCGTCGACTATAAGAAAATTCACCTTGATTGTAGTAACCACACTCCGCCGCAATTGATGCCACTTGATGCTCTAGTATGAGACTCGATTTTAAAAGATGTTCGATCCGTTTTTCCATGACTCTTTCTCTTATGCATTCATGACTATTAATTCAGGTGGTACTGGATCAACCGGAGCCGAACCACATTACTCTGTCACTGTTAGTATTCATTTAGCAGACAAAAATCATGCCTACTATCACCGAACGAAGCCGTCACGCAACGCAAAAAAACCCGCCCCCCTTAAACTTTGGAGTTCGGGTTTTATTTCAACTCAACAAAATTTTAACCGATTTAAATCTTGGCTAATTCACGCATTACTTTGTGACGCAACCGCATATATTCGCCAAGAGTAGCTTCAAAACCTTTTTCACCGTAAAAACTAAAACTGTCAACGCCATAGGCTGGTGTCAGCTTTAATTTTTTCCTAAGAGCTTTGATATACTGTTTGTCATAATCTTGTTGCCCCTTCGAGCCTTTCTGAAGAATACTCAAGACGAACTCGCCATCCTTGTGGAGATCCAAGGTACGACCTGAACACTCCGACACGTCGTAACCAAATCCTGAGAGAATTTCGCGAAGCTGGCCTAGTTTAAGCTGTTGCTCTTGTAATGTTCTTCTGCGGGAGTTCGATCTGAACCAGCCAGCAATGTATAAAAGTTCATCTTCACGGTTTGCGCAAATTTCGTGAGCTGCGGCTTGTCTCGTAAATTCGAACATTTCTTGGTCGGTTGGAACAGTGACCCACCACCCCTCCTCACCAAGATAAGCCAATGCAGCGAGAAGAGCTGCACGTTTATTACCATTGTGGAAACAATGGTTGTTGATGACCGAGTGAAACAAGGCAGCCGCTTTATTGAAAACACCTTCGTAAGCATCCTCCCCTCCAACCGACATGAAGGGACGCTGTACTGCCGATTCGAGAAGGCTTAGGTTTTTAATTCCTGGAGGAGATACAGGATCAGGAGTATCTCGGAAATATTGCTCGAGATAATCGTGAATATGCTTGATTTGGTTAATGTCCATATTTTTTCATCTATGTTGGTGGCAGGTTGTTTGTTTCTCTGCTGGCAATGAAAGCGCGAGCGCAAATTCATAGCTAAAACGTAGACTATCAGCTATGACTCCCCGGTGGGAGGGCAAGCGAATGGGCAAAAACGGACCATCAGCGTTGAGTCGATTACGCCGCTATGAGCGATCCCTTCTCATTGACCGCTTTTGAAATCACGCAAAACGCTCTGAAAGCCCGTGTGGGCCGTCTCTTGAGTCAATTCAATTCCTTCATGCCCCCCCCTAAAACCTCCTCTGATACGACCTAGAGAGAAAGCAAAAACTCGAGAAAACCACCTTTTTTGGCTATACGTCCCTACAGGCTGGGCCTCTACAGATCCATAATCGATTTGCCGTTCTAGGGCACAGCGCAATAAAGCTTCGTTTTTTTGCAAAACCTTTCACTCCGTGAAATTCCGAGGAGCATAAGGTTTACCGCGACGGCCTTATACAAGTGCTTGATTTACCATGTCGCCGCCTTTGCACAAAAAAAGGATACGAAGCCCGCCGGCGGGAGGGGGATAAGTGCTTTTCCCATAGATTTTTTCTACGTGGCAGGTTTTTACTCTCAGCCTACTTAGACGACTCTACTTATGTTCAATCGTGGGTGGCGTCGTGGCGAGTGAACATTGAAACTTCTCACGAGAGAGAGATAAAGGACGTATTGATTAGGAGTGTTAAAGCGCTTCAGGTTGGTCACCCGAAGCACCGACATAAAATGAATGCAGGTAGCGTCAAATCATAATTTAGAGCTATAGTGTCTTTTTTGACTACCCCTACGGAGCAAAACTAAATGATTGAGCAAATACACAACCCTAAAGAAGGCGAACTGCTCTATCACTACTGTTCTGCTGATACATTTCTCGCCATCTGCAATGGAAAGAAACTTAGATTCAGCGACTTAAATCTTATGAATGACTCTCACGAAATGCAGTGGGGATATTCAATATGGGAACTCGCTGCTTCCGAGATCTACAAAATTACTGGAAAAGATTTCCTTGACGATATCGACGAAGCTTTTAGCATGGCCGGTTATAGAGCGATCGTGCTTGCGTCATGTCTATCAAAAAACGGGGACTTACTTAGTCAGTGGCGTGCATATGCTAATGACGGCCGGGGATACTCAATAGGTTTCGACGCAAAAGCTCTGTCTCAAATGCCTTCTACCGCACTTGAAATCCTCTACGAGAAAGACCAACAAGTAGAGTTAATCCGCGATTCGATAGCAGTAATTCATTTAATGGAAACCGCAAGAAATCACTCTCGCGGAGATGAATTTAAGGATCAATGCCTTAAGTTGTTTTTATATATGGCAGCATTAAAAAACCCAGCATTCCGTGAAGAATCTGAGGTTAGATTGATACGCGCACTAGACGTTATTCCGAGCAACAACCATGTTAAGCTGGTCGATCCCGGCGGTATATCTTTCGGAAAAGAATTACATCCTGCGCCTATACCCTTTTATATGACTGAAAACGGCCCATGCGCCTACAGCGATCAAGACTTCAGTAATGAGCAGACCTTCAACCCTATTAAAGAAGTAATAATAGGGCCAAAGAATTCAGCCGGAACCAGCGGTGTTTCAGTTTTTCTAGAAACCGTCGGATTGCACTCAGTAAAAGTCTTTAAGTCACACATACCCTATAGATGACCCACACCTAAACAAGAAATTCAAAAACTGCAAGAAGTAAATAAACTCATCAAATCGTTATTGTTTTTACCTCCGCAGCAAGTGCCAAAGTCAATGCGGCCCTTGATGTAAACGCTGCCGCATCGGTCAGGCTCGGCGCTGGTCCTGGTAAGTGAGTGTGTGCTGCCAGTTGAATGTTCATCTGTTGCAGCAGATCCAGCATGTCACACACTACCTGAAACAAATTCACGCTTTCGGACCCGATCCAGTTTTTTGGTGCTTTCAACTGCTGACTGATCCCGGCCACGGTTTCCCGTAGACCTTCGATCCGCTCCCGCATATCGCCACCTACCGTGGCGTTGTGCTCTTGCCCCACGACCAGATTCAGATTCCGACCCGTAGCCTGGTGCAGATCGTCCACCGCCGCCAGGCTCGCGGATCCGCCCGACATCAGCTTGAGCGCGCCCAGCGCCTCAATCGTTTTCACACCACCAACGGTCTCGGTCGAATGGTCGTCGACCGCCCGGGTGTGGCTTTGGAACTGCTCGCGGTTGTCCAGGGCTTCGACTTCGCGCTCGATCGCCTGATCCCGGATCTTGCCATCGGTCTGGCGTAGCCAGTTACCGTCGGCGTCGACGCGCTGCTGGGCGGCAGCGCTGTGTTGCCACACCTGATCACCTTTCGGCACCTTCGGCATGCTCAGGCCGTGCGGCAAGATCGATTGGATGTAGGGCTTGTTCGGCAGGCCGTAGGCGAAGCACACCACTACCCGCGTGCCCTCCTCCGGAAAGGCGTAGATGCCCATTTCCTCGCCTCCGGTGGGCAGCGGCAAAGGAACGCCAGTGAGCGGCGGCATGGCCGGATCTGGTTCGTCATCCGGACCGAGTACGACAATGTCCACGGCGTAGCGCGGACGGAAGTTGTCGCACAGTCCGGCGTCCGCCGGCGCGTCGGCCACGGCAGTGACCTGGGCAAAGCGCGGCAGGTGATAGCCACCGGTAAGTTCGGGGAATTGGCGCTCTACAGCGCGGCGGATTGCGTCGTCCATCGGATGGCCATCTGGTCATTGGCGAGTGCCACCGTGGTGATGCGCTCGCCGTTGTTGATTGTTGCACCTGGTCGCAACCCGGGAAGGGCCGCGACCATTGCGCTCTGGTTGCCCTGGTAGCCGTCGAACAGCTCCGTGGGAATTTGCAGCGGCGCACGTGCGCCGAAAAAACTGTCAGCCCAACTGCCGGCGAACACTTCACCGTTGCCCAACTGGTGCCAGGTGAAGTCAGGAATGCTGAACACTCGGGCCAAACTGTCCATAGCCTGGTAACCGGCAGCGAGGCTGTAGAAATACGGCGCCTTCACGCTGGCATAAGGCCGATCGGGGACACGAAAGCGCAGCCCGGTCTGTTCGCTGACCTGGGCCAGCATGGCGCGCAGATCCACATGTCGCAGGTTCAACGGCAACGGGTTGGCCAGCACGGCAGCAAGCTCACGGCAGAACAGCACCTGTTCGACCGCGTTGGCGGCCGTGCAGCGCTCGACGTATCCGATAAAGTGCCGTTGCAGAGTGCCCTCGTTGTAGCCGATATCCAGCGTCACCAGTCCTTTCAACGGCACAGGGGATTGAACGGTGAAGTTCGCCCGGCCGGGGCTGGTAGCGTCCAGCCTGACGTCCTCCTTGATGAGAGCGATCGGGGCGCCGTTGATGGAAAGTATCTTGTGCAGCTTCACGTCTGCT